TCAACCTTTACAGCTTTGTAGCGGACAAGAAGTTATTGAAATGGCTGTACAGTCCGAGGGCATTATCTCACGCGAAACGATTGTCGAGAATCATCCGTGGGTGAAAGATATTGAAGCGGAAATGAAACGCATTGAGAAGGAGCGCGATGATATTGAGCCGCTCCAAATAACGGAAAAGGAAGATGACAATGATAAATTATAGACTGGAATATTTAAATGCAGAGAACGATTTAGAAGTAATTAAAGTAGCAGCTTGCAATATGTGTGAAACAGAGAAACTTTTCGTTTTTCAAGACGAGGAGGAAAAAGCTATATTCATGTTACCTACAAGTCGCCTTATTTGTATAAAAAGATTAGATGATTAACCTAAAAATATAGATGACGAAAGGAGCGGTAGTGATGGAGACGATGAAAATAGCAATGGAGAAAGCGCTAGAAAAACAAGTATATAAACAAGCGGAAGAAACTTGTGAGCAACCTCGTATTTACGACGCCAAAACCGTTACGGTAACAGTTGGAGGAGAAACGTTTACGTTCCCCGCTCCTCTTTTTGTTAAAATCACTTACTCATTGCAATTATGATTAACCTAAAGAAATACGCTGTTATGCTGGATAAGTTTCTGATGAAGCGGTCGAAATACTACGAATCAGCACTCAAGAAGATATACGAGGTAATGATTAAGGGCATCCTCAAAGAAATGGGCGGCATTTACAAGCGATTCGAGAAGAATGGCAAACTGAAACGTGCTGACATGCTCAAATATAAGCGTATCGATGCGCTCAAGCGTAATTTACTGCTACACATTAATACAATGTCAAAGGCTAAACAAGATGTCTTACGTAAGCAATTAGAGGAATCATACGAGTACAGCTATGACTGGATGGCATACGCAATTCAAAAGGAAACGATGGTCGAATTTCCACATGTGATTGGCAAAGAAGAAATCTCGAAGCGGGCACAGGAAAATGAAGTCGCTGACTTGAAGTTGCCAGAGACATTGGAGCGGCACCGCAAGACAATTGTGCAAAAGGTCAATCAGACGGTTGATAAGGGCATCAAAGAAAGCTACACATATGAGCAGATGGCCGACGAATTAACTGACACGTTGGATGGCGATTATCAAAAAGCGGTACGCACTGCACGCAATGAAACGCACAGGGTACGTGAGCAAGGCATGTTAGATGTAGCTGAGCGAGCGGACGAAGGTGGCGTTGTGATGGTCAAAGAGTGGATGTCTATGCATGACGAGCGTGTACGTGATTCGCACGTTGTGCTAGATGGCCAACAAGTGCCGGTCAAAGGTGGCTTGTTCGAGTTTCAAGGTCACACCGCTGCCGCTCCGAGTGGTTTTGGCGTACCTTCACTGGATATTAACTGTCGGTGCATGATTGGCTATAAGGTTTCATCTATACGTGCTCAGACGGATGAAGAGCTTGCGAAGCGGACGTTTGAGCAGTATCGGGAGCATAAAGCAGAATAATGAGATTGTGAGATTGGAGCGGGGTATATGGCATTACGTGACTTAAATATAGACATACACATCGAAACAGTTTCAACTAAATATAATCTACACGCCATGTTCATTGAAGGGCGTTTTGTAGAAGTGTTTTATACGTAGGTGTACCAAAATAATGATTTTGGAGTGATGAAAATGATTTACAGACAAATTAAAGGTGATGCGATTAATGAATACGAGGGCACACCAGAAGAAATCAAAGCTATTTTAAAAGCGGAGTGCAATCACACAGGATTATACGACCATGTTGCATGGAATACCGGCAATGGCGTTGAAAGCGTATGCCTGCGTTGTAGAGAAGCTCGCTCCAATGAATATGAAATCATTTCATCAGAAAGGTTGCAAAAGCAAGTTGAAGAGTTTCAGAAAAACGAAAAGCTTAGAGATGGAAAAATAACAGTTGGCGAAAGAGCGGATATTATACGTTCGATAAAAGAACCTGTTTGTACACTTAACGACAAAGACGCTATTGAAAAGATGCTGCATGTAAAATTTTACATGCTTATGAAGCGTGAATATGCAGAAAATCAAAAAGTCTTGGGAAGTGCAGAGGTTCATCAGTACGGTATCAGAGGCTTTATCGATGATATGCCACTTGATACAGAAGTGTATAAAGATGGTGAAACAGTATGGTTCATTCTAAAACGCCAAGGTTTAGTGGACAGTGTTTACGAGGTGCCGCTTCAACCGATTTATCCGAATGTGGAGCTATAAAAGGAGCGGAGATGAAGAGAATTAAGCAATTAATCAAACGACAGTTCTATAAGCGTGAATTGAAGCGTTGGCGACACGAATTATTGTCACTCGAATTAACGTTGGAATATTGCGATGAAGTGCCTAAAGAAAAAATGCAACCTTTTTTAGACAAGGTCCATGAATGTTGGAAAGTTATTGATGGACTAAAAGTGTTAATCAACCGCTTCTAGCGGTTTTTTATTTTGTCCTGCAAGACATTAAAAGGCACGAAAGGAGCTTATACATGACAAAAGAAGAACTAATTGCGCTCGGTATCGATGAAGAAACGGCGCAGAAAGTTGTAGATGGCTATACCGCTTCGCATGTTGCAAAGACAGCACTTGAAGCGGAGCAGTCAAAAGTAGCTGATTTAACACAGCAACTTACTGATCGTGACACACAGCTGGAAACATTAAAGGGTGAAGCTGCTAATAGTAGCAAGCTCAAGGAACAGATTCAAGCGCTACAAACGCAGAATGCAGAAGCGGCGGCTGAGTATCAACAGAGCTTAGCGCAAAAGGACTTTGATTTTGCGTTATCTGATGCATTACGCAACGCAAAAGCGAAGAATCCAAAAGCTGTGAAAGCCTTACTTGATATCGAAAAAGTGAAGTTAGATGGTTCGCAGCTACTTGGATTAGAGGAGCAACTAGCTATTCTTAAAGAGTCGGATGCTTATCTATTTGAAAAAGAGGGTGTCAAAGGGAATCCGCTTCCTGGCGGACAAGGTACACCACCTGCCATCACGAAAGAACAATTCAATGCAATGAACGTTGTTGAAAAGACAAAACTATTCAATGACAATAATGAACTGTACAAACAATTATCGGAATAGAATAGGAGAGATCACATGAAGAAAACAGCAATCGTAGCAAGTACACCGTTACTACTTAATTTAGATATTCAGTTTTTTGCTCAAACAAAGGCATCAGACTTAATCAATCCAGAGGTATTAGCTGACGCTATCTCAGCTGAGTTGCCTGCAGCTATCCGCTTCACACCTTATGCTGTAACAGATAACACGCTAACTGGACAACCAGGTGACACAATTACGCGTCCAAAATATGGCTACGTTGGTCCTGCAGAGGATTTAACAGAGGGTGTACCGATGGACACGAGCAAAATGTCTATGACTACTACTCAAGTGACTGTGAAAGAAGCGGGTAAAGCTATCGAAGTCACTGAAAAAGCAGTTATCACAAACGTTACTGGCACGCTAGAAGAAGCAAAGAAACAATTAACGAAAGCGATGGCTGACAAAGTAGAAATCGACTACTTAGCAACACTAGGCACATCATTATTAACGTCAACTTTAGGTGCAGAGACGCCAGGTGCTATTTTAGATGCTATTGACGTATTCGGCGACGAGGACGAGCAAAGCTTAGTATTGTTCGTGCATCCGAAAGATTACACAAAATTAGTGAAAAATCTATTCGCAGTAGGCGGCTCAACGCAAGAAACGGCAGTTACAAAAGCACAAGTGTCTGAGCTTGTTGGTGTAAAAGATATTGTTAAAACGAAACGTTTAGCTGAAGGTACTTCATACCTTCAAAAATTTGGCGCTGTTGAAATCGTTAACAAGAAAAAGGTAAATCTTGAGACGGATTACGACATCTTAGCACGTACACATGTGTTAGCAGCGAATGCTCACTATACAACGAACCTGCGTGACGACAATGGCGTTGTGAAAATTACAAAAGCCTAGCCGCACTTAAATCGTTTAGAGGAGGGATAATATGCTACTGAGACGCTATCATAAAAAGGCTTTGGAACAGCCTAAAACGAAAGAAGCGGCCGCTCCAAAGCCGCGTAAACGTCCTCCAAAGAAAGTGGATGATGCGAATGATGACGCTTGAAGAATTGCGAGCACGTGTAGACACAACTATTGAGGATGCGCCGCTTCAAGTTAAATTAGATGATGCTATCGACTTCGTAGAGGGCTATCTCAATCAATCGTTTGATGATGATAATCCGATGCCTGGGCGAGTCAAACGTATTATCGCAAAATACGTAGGCTCAGAGCTTAGTTTTGATGGGGTGGAGGGCATTAAATCCGAAACATTAGCGGGAATGTCACAGACTTTTGAAAGTCGTGAGGAGCGTGATAGTGCCTTTAAATCGCTATTGCGTGCTACACGACTTAGAAAGTTAAAGTGGTAGCATGGGTGTGCGAATACGCGATAGAAATCGCATACCAGAAGCATTAGCTAACATTGACCGCATTAATGGCCGCTCCGTAAAGATTGGCTATATTAGCGGGGGAGAATACGCTGGGGGCACACTTACCAATAAAGGTAAAGCAAGGGTCCACGAATACGGCGTAGATATCCCTGTCACTGAAAAAATGCGCAAGTTTTGGGTAGCTAAGTTTGGTGTTGGGCTTAAAGCGTCTACTACACACATACGTATACCGGAGCGGTCATTTTTACGAAATGGCAGTGAACAAGCAACACCAGCCATTATGGCTAAAGCGGCGGAGTTAGTGCCGCTTGCTATACTCGGTAACGTGGACGTGGAGCTATTATACGAAGCGCTAGGGCTTGAAATGCGTACAGAGATACAGAAGTATGCTCGTGCATTGCAAAGTCCACCTAATGCGCCGCTTACGGTTCAACAAAAAGGTTCTAGCAATCCGCTTATCGAGACAGGCGCTATGCTACAGGCAATGGAGGTTATCTTACAATGATCCATAACTTTTCACGACTTATTAACAAGTATACTGCTAAAGGTGCCTTACTCGTGCCGCTCCTGGATGAAAATGCAGAAGGTAGCTGGGTAGATGGCGAATGGGTTGAACCCGAAAAAGGTGAAGCGGTGCCGCTACACTGTGCGATTGTTCCGATGACGGACAAACAAATCTATGACAGCGGCGGTCGCTATACATCTAGCGATAGGCAAGTTTATACGCATACGAAGCTACAAACGAAACAGCAAATTGTATACAGAAAAGTCACCTACTCGGTTGAAGAAGAAACAGACCACACCGAGTATGGTGATTTTTTTATTTACACAGCGAGGAGAGTGAATCCAAATGCTTGATATACAAGGAATTAGAGTCGCTCTTATCAAAGGTTTGCAGACGTTTACAGGTGCAACAACGATTCGCACTGAAACAACTGCAAAACAACCACCTTATCCGTACACCGGCGTTAAATTTATAATGCTCGGTCAAAAGATTGGGCAACCTGCTACTTTCATACGCGGAACAACTGCGGTGCATGAGCAGGACATTGAAATGACTGCTTCGATTACTTGCTACTCGAGTAATGTCGGAGCGGCAGAAACACTCGCGTACAGTGCTTTGCAATACCTTGAGACAGCTGGTGTAGACGAGCTAAAAGATAAAAATATTGCGATTGTACAAACAACTGACTTAACGGACCGTACAACGTTTTTAACGACAGATTACGAGTACCGTATCGGCTTTGATGTACGACTACGAGCACGTGCGCAAATTACAAAAGAAGCGGAGTGGATTGATTCCGCTCCGCTTACATTAGGAGGAGATTAGATGACACGAGACGTCACAATCAATATCGCAGTCAAAAAGGCAGCGAGATTAACAGGGCTTGGTAAACCAGTTTTATTAGCTCGTTTCAAAGGACCTACAACATTTACCAATTACTCAGAGCCAGATGCGGTAGCGGAAGTGTTTGGCAAAGATTCGGTAGCTCACAAAATGGCTACAGCTTTATTAAAACAAGGCGAAACATCGCCGGCGGTCATGGCAATTATCACGTATGATCCCGCTCCAGAACCACCCGCTATTGCTGTTTCTGCAGCAGAAGCCTTACAAGAACGCTTTGACGATGACTTTTACTTTATTACAGCAGACACACAAGTAGTAGAAGAAGTAAAAGCCATTGCAACAGTGGTCGAAGGTGAAGGTATTAAAATCTTCGGTACAACCGTGACAACACAAGAAGCGCTTGATGAATTGGAACTCCTTAAATTCACACGCACATTTGCTCCGTACCACGAAACGCCGGGTGAATACGTAGCAGAAGCACTAATCGGAGCGGCTGGTTCACTTGATGCAGGATCTCAAACTTATAAGTTTATGAACCTTGTCGGTATTACACCACAGCTATTTACGCGTGCTAAATCATCTGAAATTCATGCGAAAAACAGTTTCATTTTCGAACCGAACGCTGGCGATAACAATACATCTGAGGGTACAACGCTTTCAGGTGACTTTATCGATGAAGTGCAATCGCGTGATTGGCTAATCATCAATGGCGCACAAGCTATTCAAGAAGTGTTGAATAACAGCCCGAAAGTACCTTATACGGACCGCGGTTTCGTTATTTTGGGTGATGCACTACGAAATGTATTAAATGCGGGGTATTCACAAGGGATGATTTCAGATACCGACGGCATTCCGGATTACACGATTACTACAATCGCACGAGCTGATACAAACCCAGCGGACCGTGCTGCGCGTGAATATAAAGGCCTTAGCTTTAGCTTCGGTTTCGCGGGCGCTATCCACAAAGTTAAGGTATCAGGCGAGATGATCATTTGATAAGCACTTATTCAGCGATGAACGAGTGCTTTTTTGATGCAAAAAATTAGAAAGTGGGAATCAAAATGAAAAAAGAACAAGGTACGCCGTTGTTCGCGATTGGGCGTAAAAGCCCGCTTCGTGCGCAATTACACTCACTAGATTTACTAATGAAATTAGATATCCAATTTTTCGCCGGTTACGCTCCTCACATCGGTATTTACGATGCAAAGGACGTTATCGTGACGGTTGGCGGGAAAGAAATTACAGGTTTTATCGAGGGCACATTCGTTAAATCGAAGAAAAAAGAAAATGCCGTTAATGAACACGTTTCACCGCAAGGAGACGTTGCATTCGCTATTAATAACAATAGCCTTGGTGAAATCGAAATTACACTTAACCAAACATCGCCTTCAATCATTTATCTGAACAGCCTAGCTGCTAAAAATGAAATGGTACCGATCTGGGTTACATCAAATCAAAATCGCGGCGTAGTAAAAGAAAAATCTGGCGGTTCTTACGCGATGATCAATAAGCATCCAGTTGCTGCGTTTACAACATTACCT